GGTCTGCAGAAGTCGCTGCGTTGGGCTAATGGCCGCGCCGCTTACCCGTGAGCAGATAGTTTCAGCCCTTGGGGGCGGGCGGGTGTCGCCGCCTGCTTTGGATTTGGCGTCGTTGTTGCCTGCGCCGTCTAACACGGTTGCTGCCCTTCCGAAGCCGTCTACTGATATAGAGTTTCTGGGTCCGTTGGGGGATTTCATCGACGCGATTGATACGCCGCGGGCTATGGCGGCGTCAGCGATCAAAGAGTTTGGTGATTTGGCTCAGGGTCGTGGCTTCTCGTTGAGGGACTGGTGGAAGCAGACGGGTGACAACATTTTCATGCAGGATGTGATGCGTGATTTGGGTGCCGACATGGGGGGAGTGAAAGGGTTTTTTCTGGGGTTGGGGATGGACATTGCGTTGGATCCCATTACGTACGCTTTGGGGCCTGTTGGTGCTGCTGCCCGTGCGGGCATGTCGGCTCCGAAGTTGATTCATGCTTTAGGTGCTGGTGCTAAGTATTACGACGATATTGCCAAGGGTGTTACGACGGTTGCGGGGATTTCTACGTCGACTGCGACACGTAAGGCTGCGGTGTTGCAGGAGGCTGTTGTCAAGGTGGGGAAGACGAATGCGATGTCGTCTGCGGGGCGTGAGGCTTTGAAAGAGGTTGGGTTGTTGGGGGAGATGGGGTTGTCTGTTCCTGGTACTGGTCGGTTGGGGCGTTGGTTGGGGGTCGACAGGGCGTTGGATTTGTTGTCTGGTGGCCGTGTAACGGCCGCTAGGGCGGCTCAGGCGGCTCGGTTGCCGTATATCGACGAGTTGGCTCGTCCTGTGTCTGAGGCGGCTCTGAGGGACGCTCAGGCGGCTGTGGCGAGGTTTGGGCCTGGTGCTGTCGAGGATGCCGCTGCTGCGGCTCCTCGCATTGAGCAGATTGCACGGGATTTGGTTGCTGGTGTCGATGTGGGTGAGGACATATTGGGGGATTATTTGGTGGCGGCTGCCCGTGTCGCTAATCGGATGCCTGTTGAGGCTGTGTCGTTGCCTCAGGTGTTCGGCAACTTTTTGTATGTGACGATGCCAGCGTACGGCGCTGCGAAGCATTCTGTTATGACACGGAAGGGCATTGAGGCTATCGACACGGCGTTCAACTCGAAGGCGTCGATTCGGGATGGGTTGCGCAGCGGTGATTATGAGATGGTGTTGAATGCCAACAATGTGTTGGTGAAAAATAATCGTGGTTGGCGGATGCGTAACCGTTTCATGGATTTGATGTCCACCGATGCTGTTCAGTTGCGTCGCATTGCCAGGGATCTCAACTTGGCTCCTGAGGTTGTTGACGAAATGTGGCGGACGGAACGGTTCCTTATGGAACCGTTGACTGGGGTGCCCATATTGGACGATGCGGGCAAGTTGCAAAGAAACCCCGAGTTTGAGAAACTGTTTGCTGGCCCTATCGGCATTCATGGCGATAAGGCCATTACAGACTTTTGGTTTGATGGCCGTGGGTGGATGGACGATGCGTTGCGGCACGCCAACCAGTTGGGTGGCGGCGCCCCCTGGCTGATGAAGCATGTTGACGATTTGTGGGTGATGCGTCTGGCGGTTGAGGGGCATTATTCGCCGACGGCGGCGAGGAAACTGCGTCCTGGGCAACGGTACCGTGGTGTGTTGCTGCAGTCTCAAACCGAGCATGCCGAGGGTTGGACCATTGACAAGCAGGTCCGTCAGATTCTTCAAGATCAGTTGGGTGACGACGCTGAGGAACTGTTTGATCGCGACATTTGGAAAGCGATGAACAGGTACATGAACATGGTTGGGGAAGAGGTTCGCCGTCAGGCTGTGATGAATGGTTTGGCGGAAGAGGGGGTGATGTTCAAGAATCCGATGGCGTGGTCTAAGTCCGAGGTCAAAGATTTGTCAGCAAAGTTGCGGGTCGCTTACGGGGAGCGTGAACGAACGTTCGACAGGGTGTTTCGATCCATTGAAGGCGGGTTGGACCCCGAGCAGGTGAAGGCTGTACGCATGGCTGCCGCTGAGGCTGATGGGGCGACGGCGGCGGAGGCGCAGATGGCTGCCGTCGCTGGCGAAGCCGACCTGTTGGAGGGTCGGCTCATCGAGATTCATCAAAAGTTGAGGGAACTTGTTTCTGGTGTTCGTGGTCGCCGCGAGGATGTCGCCAAGTTTATGGAACCGCTGGTTCAGGAGGCTGCAACGTTGGGGTATCGTCGCATCCAGTTGGAGCGGACGTTGCGGGCTTTGCAATCGGTGCGGACCCAGCAGGGCGGGTCCGCTGTTGGTGACGAGATTTTGGCGGGGTTGGAAGAAACGTTGGAGCAGGCCAGGGCGCATCTTGCTGTCGCTATGGAGGAGGCGAAGACGGTTGCGTTGCATGATCAAAGTGTGGATGCTGCGCAGAAGGTTATTGATGTGTTGACTGGGGATTTGGCGAAACTGGATTTGGATTTGTTTCCGTCTGAGTTGCGGGGTTGGGCTGAGGGGGTTGCGGATTTGCGTGCGGCTATGGAGGAGGTGCCGTATGAGTTGTTTGATCCGTTGTCGTTTGACAAGTTGCCTCGTTGGATGGGTGAGGTTCAGGAAGATTTGGATGCTGCGCATGGGGCGTATCGGGATGCTGTTCGCCGTCAGGGGTTGGAGGCAGATGCGTTGGCGGAGCCGACTGCGCGGGAGATAGCGTTTGGTGGGGCGCGTGCCCCTGGGGGCAGGTTGGCGGAGGTTGTGGAGATCAATGGGAGGCCCCCTGATGGGCCTCCTGGGGGTGTTGGGCCGTCTGGTGCCCCTGGTGGGGCACCTGTTGGGCCGTCGTTGGATGATGGTGGTGTGAGCGTACAGCGGGCGGGGGGTGGCGCTGAGACGGTGATGGATCCTGAGACGGGTGTTTGGTCGGATGGGTCGGTTTACGATCCTGGCCTTGTGGCCAGTATGGAAGTTCAGCCTGGTCGACGCAAGGTTATCGCTGCTTGTACTGGTATGAAGTGTACGGTGGAGGAGGGTGCGTCGGTTGCGGCCAAGGATTTGTATACGGGGCCGTCGTTTGTTGTGCTTCGGGGTGTTGTTTCTGAGACTGATGTCGAGTTGGCGGGGGTGTTGTCGGGTCGGTACGGGGTGTTGGATCCGTTGCAGCGTGTGGGGACGTATGATCAGCCGTTGGCGGAGTCTGCGGCTGAGGCAGCGGAGGTGTTTGCTGGTCCTCATTTGTTGCGCAAGTTTGCTGCTTTGGTTGGGGAGGGTGGTGTTCCTGAGGAACTGTATGTGTACGGTTCGAGGGCGTATCGTGAGCAGGTTCGTCGTTTGATTGTTCGCGCCCAAAAGCGCGGCATATGGAATGATGGCGTCAACGTTGTTTATGGTAAGGGTAGGCAGGGTGAGCAGATGCGTCACCTGCGGTCGTGGGCGGAATCTGTTCCTGATTCGTTGCGTGGGGTGGATCCGTTTGCGAATGCGGAACCGATTGTGTCTGTGGGGCAGGATCTGGCGGGGAAGGGGTATACGCTTACGGGTGAGCGGCTTGGTCATATCACCAAGTACAAGGATGATGTCGGGTCCGAGGTTCGTGTTGTCGCTGGGGAGCGCGGCAAGACTTTGTACTTGATGGGTCTTGAGGTTCCTGAGGCTCACCGCGGGCAGGGGCGTGCGAGGCGGCTGGTGGAACACATCATGAAGGTGGCTGAGAAGACGGATGAACCGTTTGCTCCTGCAGGCGTGTACTTGCATGCCAGCGACGAGTTGGTTGAAATGTACAAGGGGATGGGGTTTCAGACGGCCCCGTTGGATGAGCCTGGGTGGTGGTTGGAGCCTAGTTTGAATCTGATGGTTCGACCGATTCGGGGTCGGCGACCTGTGGGGTTGTTTTCGATTGGTGACGAGGGGTCCACTGTTTCGGAGATTGTTCCGAAGCGTGCGCCGAGGAGGCGGTCGCCGAAGGTGTTTGTTGACGAGGGCCGTTTCACGGTTCCTGAGGGAACCCTTGAGGTTGAGGCGTATCTGCGAATCGACGAGTTGCTTGAGCAGTTGGATGAGGGGTTGGTGGCTGCTGGCAGGGTTGCCGACGATGGCACTGTCAACTGGAAGGATTTGCCTCCCGAGTTGCAAAAGTTGTTGGACGAGGCAGATGCGTTGAACGACTTTGTTGGTGGCGCTGGGGGTGCTATTGGGCAGTTGGGTCCGAAGTCCGCCAGGGGTGGTGGCGGGGGCATCGTGGAGGTGGATCTGGCTAAGGCTGAGGAAATGTTTGGTGGTGGTACGGCGTCGGTGACGCCGTTGCGGGCGGCGGCTGATGCGGTGACTGCGGCTGATGCGGTGAAGTTGAAGTGGTCTGCTCCGAAGAGTGATGCGTTCATAAGAGACACAGTTGTTTCGTATCCGAAGTATCCGATTCCTGACGAAGGCCAGATCGAAGCGGGGTTGGAAACGACACTGGAGGGTATTCGTAAAACTGTTCGCAGCGACAGGGTGCTTGCTGCGGTAGAGGACATGGTTGCGAAGTTTGCGAAGGCCGAAGGGATGTCGGCGAAGCAGCGGAATGCTTTGCGTTCTGAGGTGAACGCCGAGCATGTTGCTTCTGGGAAGGCTTACAGGAAGCGGGCACGGTTCCCGTCGCCGCGTGTTCATACTGCTGTCGTACAGGGTGGTTCGGGTCCTGATGGTCGCCGCTTGATGGACATTTGGGGTATCGAGCAGGATCAGCGCACGAAGAAGTGGGTTGTTTCTTTGAATGGGGTGGATCAGGGGGAGGCTTCTTCTTTGAAGGCTGCGAAGGTGCAGGCTCAACAGTTTGCTGATTTGTGGCAGTCGAGGCGTGGCGAGCGTAGGTTGCCTGATTTGAACGAGTTGTCTGGTGGTGGGCGGGGGCCTGAGGTGCCGCCGTCGGCGACACCTCCGAGAGATTTGGTTCCTCCGATAGGCGAGGTGCCTGCTGCTGGTGCGGCCCGCGAAACAGGGGAAACGGTCGCAGATGTAGCCGCACAACCAGCATGGGCAGAAGCGGGGGCCACGGCAGAGAACGCGGCCCAAGGAGGCAGTTTTTTCCACTATTCCAAAGATCCCTCACTATCTATCGGGGAACCTCGGGATTACGGGGGGTTTCATGCAGGTTCGTGGAAAGCCGCCACCGAGCGCGGTGGCCTGGCCTCACAACCAGAACAGGGATTTGTTCACTCAGTTCAGATCAGACCCAAGAAACCGTACATGCCTAATGGTGCGATGTTTGATGAAAGGGCCGGTCGAAGCAGAACAGAGTTGTGGACGCTGGTACACAGTTCTGACAAGTTGGCCCAACTCCGCGCACAGGGATACGACGTAATCCCGTATATCAACGGTACGGAAGCACCGGGGTCGCTTGCGTACCTTATTCTTGATCCTGCTTCGGTGACAGTCGGGTCTTCGACCCGTGTCCGCAAGGTCGGGGAATCTTTCGTAGAACGCGGTGCTTCTCGCCGCAACCTTGAAGAAGTCGGTGTGGCTGCTGGTGGTGTGGCCCGCGAAACAGGGGAAGCCGCGGTCAGGGGTGGCGGCATCAGTTCGGAGTGGAAGACGCACAGAACGTTGATGCTGCCCGCCAGGAGTTCTATCCGCGAATCGGTTGTGTCGCTGTTGGGCGGCATGGATGGTGTCACCATTCAGCCTGGGTCTGTAAAGATTACGGCGAAAACCGAGTCGCAGGTTCAGAAGATCAGAACAGCCCTGGCGCGAATGTTGGATCATCCGACCCTGGAGAAGAAGGATCGGCCCAAGGTTGAGAAGTTGTTGGACCAGATGCAGGAGTCGTTCCCTGCGGGGGCGAGTCCGCCGAAGGTTGAACCGTTTGAGATTCGTCCTCCGTCGACACCGACACCGCCGAAGCCGTCGCCTGGATACGGTGGCACCAAGAGTGTTGTGATTCGCACACCGTTTGGTGATTTCAAACTTGAAACAGTTGGTAGGGCTCGCAGCAAGTTGACGGTTACTGCGTCGCCTGCTGGTGTGATCAAGGGTCCAAGGAATCTTCTCGTCGGTAAGGGTGCTACTGCCAGCAATGTTGATGAGGCGTTGAAGAAGATTGAGCGGTGGGCAACGGAGATCAATCTGCGTCGGCGCACCCCGTTGAGCGCCATGCGGAACGCTGCGCAGGATCCTGCTGTACGCCACGCTATTGCTCAGATAGCGGGTGCTACGGAGGTGACGGAGTTCCGTGGGTTCAAGGGGCAGGTGTGGGAGACGGGTTCCCCGATGACGCAGGTCGAGGCTGATGTGTTGCATCAGTCGGCTGCTTTGTACGAGTTGGCTGAGGCCGATGCGTTGTACATGTTGGCGGGTAGGGCGTTGTCTGACGGGTTGGAGGACGATGCTGTCATCTTTGGGATGTTGGCGAGGCGACGGCAGATCAGCCATGAGTTGCATCGGATGACGGAAACGTCGTATCCGCAGGATGCGGCGACAGAGTTTCAGAAGGCGTTGCGGGCGTTCGACAATCGTCGAACGCGGGATGGGTACCAGTCGGCGATGACTGAGGCGTACGCCGACCAGTGGGGGCCGAACAGTGAGTTGCGTCGGTGGTCGACGGGGTGGTCCGCTCCTGGTGATGCCGATCAGCGGGCTGCCATGTTTCACATGTTGAACAGTTTGTTCGATGTTCAGCGCACTAGCGGCGGCTTCTCTGGGTTTTTCAAATGGTACGACCAGTTTCTCAACTACTGGAAAGCGCAGGCGGTAGCGACCCCTGGCTTTGTTTTGCGTAACGGATTCGGTGGGTCGTGGATGTCGTATGCGTTTGGGGGCATGGAGTTGGGGGCGACAAACAAGTTTGCTGGAACATATTTCAAGGCGATAAAGCGTGGCGGCGAGGCTGGGTATTTGGCTGGCATGGATTTGCTGATCGAAGATTTGGCTCGTTCACCAAAGTCGACGTTGAGAGTTGGGTTTGGGGCGAAGGTCGACATCAACGAGTTGCGTCAGATCAAACGTGTGTTGGATTCGGGGATCACTGGCGGCGGTCAGGTCATCACTGAGGTTGAGCGGGCTGTGGCTACTCGTTTGGTGAAGGAAACAAAGATGCCTATCACGGGCAACCCTGTTGACATTGTGTTCAATCCGTTCTCCACGGAGTTTGCTCCGTTCCGTGCTGTCAGGTCTGCTAATGAGCAGATGGAAACTGTGTTGCGTGGGTCGTTGGCGTTTGATGTGTTGCAGAAGGGTGGTTCGTTGGATGAGGCTGCGGGGGCTGTCTATAAACTGCAGTTCAACTATGCCGATTTGACGCCGACGGAGCGCAAGGCTCGTCGGGTCATTCCGTTCTGGACTTGGCAGAAGAACGTGGTACCTGTGTTGGTGGAGTCGTTGGGGAAGCATCCCAGGGCATGGGGCAGGTTGCAGCAGTTGAAGGGCAACATGGAATCGTCGTCGGAGCAGAAAGGTGTTGTTCCTGACTATTTCTTGGAGAACATGGGGATCAGGTTGCCGTGGAAGATCAACGACTATCAGACGTATTGGATTCCTGATTTGCCGTTCCGTGATTTGAACAGGTTGGTGAAGGAACCAACGTCGATTACGAGGGTGTTTGCCGAGTCGGCTGCCCCTCCCGTACGTTTGCCTTTGGAGATCTGGGCGAAGAAACAGTTCTTTGCGGATTTGCCGTTCAGTGGCCGCTATCAGCAGGTGCCGCCTGTGTACGCCAGGGTGCCGTTCCTAATGGAGGCGTTGGCTTCTATCGGCAAGGCGAAGAAAAACAAGAGTGGTACGTGGAAGATGCGTGACCATGACATCTATCAGATGGATGGGTGGATGCCGTTTATGGCTAGGTTCCGTCGGTTGTTGCCGAACGAGTCGAGATATTCTCGCCGTGTGGCGTCGACGACGGTATCGGTTGTGTTTGGTACTCAGGTGCGGGTTGTGGATCCGCGTGAGACACGCAACCAGTTGTTGAGAGACGATAAGGCTTTCAATGAGAAGATGCGTGATTTGATCGACATTGAACTGAGGTTGCGATGAAGTTTGTTGACAGGGTGGAGTGGCGTGCGCGCCCTCCTCGTAGCCGTTTTAGGCCATTGGTTTCTAAGCGGGTTCAGGGGATTGTTGTTCATCATAGTGGTGTCAGGAATGGTCCTTCTGGTGTTTCTGCGGTTAGGTCGTTTGAACGTTACCACATGGACACTAAGGGGTGGGATGGTATTGCCTACAACTGGTTGGTGGATGCGTCGGGTACTATTTTTGAGGGCCGTGGTGCGAAGGTGCGTGCGGCTGCGACGAAAGATTGGAACTCTAAGTCTGAGTCGGTGTGTTTCATTGGTTGGGGATTTGAGCCTGTGTCGGATGCAGCGTTGGTTTCGATCAAGGCTGTGATTGATGATGTGCAGAGTAGGTATGGGGGCAAGTTGTGGGTAAAGGGGCATCGGGATTTGTCGGCGTCGACTTGTCCTGGTGATTGGTTGTATGATTGGTTGACTTCTGGGGCGGAGGAACCCGTAGGTGATCCGTCGAAGATCGACTATGAGTCGATTGTGGCCTATTTGAGGGCCTTAGAGGGGGAGGTGAGGGGGAAACCCTTGTCGAGGTTGCGGCGGAGCCGTGGAGAGGCTGTCAGGGTCGCTCAGAGGCATCTGAGCGCCCGTGGGTATGCCCCTGGGGTGGCTGACGGCATCTATGGGAGGCGTACAGCGGCTGCGGTGTCGAAGTTTCAGTCGGATCAGGGCTGGTTGAAGGCCAACGGGGTTATTGATTGGCAGACTTGGTCTGCTTTGTTCGGGGCGTAACGGGACAGGGCGACCTATGGGTATGAACTCTGATCCCGAAGTGGGCAATGAGGAACCAGTGGCAGCACCTGATGCTGCATCCGCGCCCGAAGGGACGGTGCCCCGTAGTGCCGATCAGGCTGATCGGCTGCGGGGCATGATGTTGGCTAATCAGCATTCCAACGGCCGTCCATTCGGCAAGTGAGGACTAGGCATATGGGTAACATGATTGAACGGGCAGCGTGGACTTTTGTCCAGGCGTTCCTAAGTGTATTCGTGGTTTCTGAACTGGGATCGTGGGAGTCCGCCGCTATAGCAGGTGCGGCTGCTACGCTGAGTGTCGTGAAGACGTTTGCTCGGGACCAGTTGTCGTAATGGACGAGGTCGACTTCGACGCTAAGTGGGATCACTTCCTGGCGTGCGAGGGCGGCGACATCGAAACAGAGGTCGCTGAGAACCTGAGCCGTTCACGGCATCTTCTCGACATGCATGACGGCACTCACGCATCGTGGGATGCCAACCAGTTGGGGGTTCTTCTCGTTTTCGGCAGTCAGGATGCCTGCGACTTTGTTGGCGCATGGCACGATGCCGACGACGGAAACCTGATGGCGTTAGCCAAGGTGTTGGATTGGGTCAACAGCATGGTTGGGATGATCGAGCAGTGTGTCGCCATGTACGGCACCACAGATTTCGACTTAGAGTCCTAAGCGTCTCTTGATGGCGGGATGCCGCCGCAGTTCAACGTTGAGAGAGTCGATGATGCTGTCTCGGCGACGCGCCAGCGTCGTTTTGGGAATCCCGATGACTCTACCCGTGAACCTCAAACTCATCTTCACGTTGCACAACATGTGGTAGATCCACATGTCGTCGTCAGATAACGTGTCGAAAGCGTCGGCGACAACTTCTCTGATTTCGTTTTGTTCCAGCAGGCTTTCGAGCGGAGCGACTCCTGGCGGGCATGTCATCAACGCCTCGTAGGTGGTCAACGCTCGGTGTTCTTGCCACGGGCGGGGAGAGCGTGAACCTTTGTCTGTGGCGGCAATGGTGCCGTCGAGAATCTGGGGGTCCGCTGCCCATGTTCCCTTCTTTCCTTTAGCCGCCATCAGCGGCCCATCGCAGAAGCGATGGCCGCACGTTGAAGTACGCTTTGCCTTCGCTGAACTTTCCCAAAGGCACATCTTCTTTATTGATGATACGAACCAGGTCGGCGTACAGAATCTCGGTGAAGTCCTGTTTCGGCGTTGACCAGATCCACAGCCACACTGGCATCATTGTGTTCCACACAGCAAGGGCTGCAATCTTTTCTAGTTTGAGTTTGACGCCATTGCGTCCTGTGCCCAGGACTTCAACGAGGCGTTGGTTGGGGGGCCCTTGCAGGTAGTCGGGGGTGTAGCGGACAACGTCGGGGAGGTGGTGAACGGGGAAGTCTGGTCGGTTCAGTCCGTATCTGACCCAGTGGGTGTTGTGTCGTTCGTATTCGCCTTCGGCTTCGTCTCCCATTGCTTCCAGTCGTTGAGTAAACGATTGTTTATTGAACGGGGTCGACATCGTCGGGTTCCTTCAGTCTGTCTAGTAGTTGTTGTGCTTCTAATGCGATTTTGGTGTTGTTGTCGGTGGCTAGTCGGCGTAGTGAGCGCAGTATGAGCCATCGTTCGGTGTTGGTGACTTCTAGGTTCATTGGGTCGGTCACTGCTTCCTCCCCACCAGACGATGAACCTGGCGGTCATCGTCGTAAGCCAACCCGTTCAAAGCGTCCTCAACCAGTTTCAGATAGTTGGATACGTCGCCTCGAAGCGGCGACTTCTCCACCTCCAACGGTGTCAACGAAATAAGTATCTTGTCTTTCTGGAAGACGCACGACAACGACACTGGACCCTCAAACTTCGGCCCTCTGTACGCCTTAGCAATGATCTGTTCCGCATCAGTGGTCGACTTCGGTGTGTACGTGCGCCCCCGTGCAAAACGGGGGCGCCCCTTGACCCTGGGAGAGGTGCGAACAGTAAACTTGTGGGTCTTCGGGTTGGGAGACATCAGTGGCCCTCCTGGGGGCGGGGGTGTTCAACATCAAACTTGGCGTGGGTAACCAGTTCCTGCAGCCGCTTCTCACGGTCGTTGCGGCCAACAAACTTACCGATCTTCTCATCGAGGGCAGCAGACCAACGAAACACAGAGTCGTCTCGATAGTTTTGACGGAACAGGGAACAAGCGAAAGCGTACAGGGCGCTCGATCTGTCTTCCTGAACGTCGCCGTCCCATATTTGTCTGGCTATAAACTTGAAGTTTTTGTCGTCTCGGCCTTTGATCCCGCCGACACCCGTCTCGTTGAGGAACTCGTTTACTTTCCTAACGTGGCGTTCACGGTATAGCGAGTGAACGGTTTGTATCGAGTACGTTGCCGCACGGGTCGCCCATGCTGTCTCGGTGAACTTCTCCAACGACAACGGGTTGTCGTCCGTGTCAAGCACCTCTTGTCGACCTGGGTTTCGCATGTTCGGGTACGGCAGCAGCAAGCAGTTGCCATACCCCTGCCCCTCCAGTGTTGTTTGTTTCGGGTACACCTCGACGGTTGGTACGTCAACCATTTCGCATGCACCAATCATTGATTCCCTGGCCAGCGTTGCTGGCATTGGTTTCTGTAGGTACACCCAGATGTGGAATCCTTTCGAGCGGGAACGCTCAATGAATGCTGTTACTCCAAACTTGTGAAGCAACGTTCGGAGGTTGCGGGCGTGAACAATGTCCCCTTCGCCGTCGTCGAGATCGACGGCGCACCAGTTGACATGCCATACCCCTGGCTTGTCGTCCATGAGGAACAACGGGTACACCCCGATGGGTGGCTCGTCGGCCAGGTGGTCTCTGATGGTGTCCTCGTAAGGTTCACCTTCGGCGTCGAGTGGTTCCCCGTTAGCGCCGACGTAGGGGCGGATGCCGCCGTAGTTGACGGCGATCCGCCCGCCTGCGTGGAGGGCAGCAAACGTTTCGACGGTGTTGTCGGTTACGGCGCCCATAGGTTATTTGTTGGTACGTCTGCGTCGTAGTACTCGCGAACCATGCCGCAGCGCGGGTCCATGAAGTAGTCGATGGGTGGGTTAGTTATTTCACATGGTGGGCGTTTGTTCTTACACAGGTCGAGACTAACTGATACGGAATGGATGCGTCGTTCGTGTTCCTCCAACTTCGGGTTGTCTCGTTTGCGAAACACATTCAACTGGAGGATGGCGTACTCGTCGGCGTTGAACTTGCCGTCATCCATCCCCCTTGACGATCCACGGGTGGAACCTTTCCCCGATTGGTGAACCAGCCCAACGGGCAGGTTCTCCGTTTCCGCCCACTCCTTGACGCCCTTCAACACTGACGATACGCCTTCGTATCCTGATGCCATCGGCAACTGTTCAAGGAAGTCGATCATCACGAACCTGGGGCGGATCTGCCAGTAGTCCTCGCACTCGGCGAGGGCTATCGACATTTCATCGAACGGCATTGCCGACGGGAAGATTTTCACTCTGTCCAGCATCGGCTTTGCCGATTCGATGTGCTGCAGGTAGGCGGGGTCTGATGACTGTAGGCCCCGCTCGACGTCTTCCAGGTTTTGGAGATGCAGCAAAGCGTACAGTTTCGACACGACGAGGATCTCTGGTTCATCTGGTGTGAAGATGATGGCACGAAAGTTTTCGTCTTGTTGAAGGTTCTTGGCGATGGACGACAGCAGCACTGCGGACTTGCCGCTGTGTGCCCGTCCTGTGACGACGAGAACATCGGAGGGCCACACGCCTCGCATCCGTTGGTCGATCTCTGCGAGACCCAGGAAGAACCTGTCGTGGCTGCCTGCGGCGTATTCGATCCACCTGTCGACGGCCTTGTGGGTGGGGCGGAAGAACCTGTAGTCGGTACCCGTGGGGCGGAGATTGACGCCTTCCAAACGGGCATCAATCTCCGCCTCACTAAGGGCGACGGGGGTAGCCGTCACCGCCCGTAGGCGTAAGCCTGCAGAGCCGCTCGGCGGGACTCCCACTGGAAGTCCTCAGCGTCGGCCTGGGTCTTGCCGCTGGCCTGATCCCACACCTTCAACGGCACGTTCGAGTCGCCGTCGTTGACCCACAAGCCAACGTTGTTGCTGACCTGCACGCCGATGTGCTGCAACGCTTCCTTCCGAATAGAGAAGTTCGGAAAGTTCTTCCCGCTCTTCGCCGTGTCGGTGGTGCCGTCGGCATGTTCTTTGACTTCGTACACGACGGTGGCACCGCCCTGTCCGTCAGCCCACTCGTTGGGCTGGAATGCCAGCAGGTTCCACGCTGCCTGCTTCACAGCAGCCTGCTTGCCGACACAGAAGTCGACACGGGGGTACACCTTGCCGCCCCCACCTACTCCCAGAACGGGGGCAGCGGGTGGGGCAACGGGAGGCGCTTGGGCCGACGCTGCTGTTGGACCGCCACTCGGAGCGGGCGGCGGGGCGGCGGCGCTTCGATCTGTGTCAGGTCGGGCCACGCCGCTTTTGAGAAGACGCATAACGCGTTCATCCTCCCCCACGCTGAACTCCTGGCCTGCCTGTCGCAGCACCTCCATCTTGGCGTCATGCCACATGGCTTCCGCCTCCGCCTTGATGGCGGCGTCGTCAAAGGAATCAGGGTACGTGCGAGTGATGCTGAAATGGTAATCAGCAGTCTCGTACGGTGCCTCCGACACCTTCTGGGTAAACCCGACCGTTACGGTCGTTCCTGTATCTGTCATGGTTGTTCTCCTACCACGGGTTAGAGCCAAGGTGTTTCCCTCGGCATTCTCCAGCCTGCCAGACGGGACACCACTTTGGTGAGCAGTGCCATCCCGACCATCGCATCGGCCAGACCTTGAGATCAGACTGTATCAGCCCCGCAGCGGACCAGCAAAGATCCTTGAGGGCCTCCCCGTAGCCCGCTGGGCGCTCGATCAACGTTTCCTGTACGACACCGTTGACAATCGCCACCAGAGCGAACGAGGGGATCCCCAAAGCGTGACAGTAGACGGTGGACTGCAGATCCCAGCGCCGCTTCTGGTACTGCACATACTCGCGGCCAGGGTTCTTCCAATCTGTTATCCGATTGGGTTCCACCCAGTCGGCGGTGCCCGTCAACACCAAACGCACACCATCACGCTCATCAAGCGTAATACGAAACTCCTGCTCCACACCAGTGGGGATACCCAACTTCGGAAGATAGTCGTTATACCAACCAGTCAGATTGACACGGGCACGATCTATAACCTTTTCGTAATCTTCCCGCCACTCAACAACCTCGGAAGAAAGTTGCGCCGTTACCGAATCCATGTATTCCATGCATTCATCCAGAGAAGGAGTGGCTTCGTATTCCATCATCATGTTGCCGCATTGTTCGATAGCGGCATGCACCAGATTGCCTCGCAGCATGTCGCTGTTCGGCAACGCCGTCACCAACCCCAGGCGTTCCTGGCGGGCCTGCTCGGGGCAGCGGTCGAACGTGTTCAGCCACGACTGGCGGAGTGGGATCTCGATCACGGCAGAAACCTTAGCACGCGGCGGAGGCGGGAACGTGGACCTTGGTAAGCATACAGCGGGGATCCCCCATTGGTAACGGTAACTCGGTAACGGGAGACCCCCCTAAAGGGGGTCTCCCTACGTAACTAGACGTACAGGTTTTCCTCGGCGTAACCGACGACATCCTCCAACGTGACCCTGTGCATCCGCTCGTCGGTGGCACGGTTGATCAGTTGATGCGACCTGACCCTGCCGACCCCAGCGAGGCGACCAACAGCGGCCCCGTTACCTAGTTCGTTTTGGGCGTCGAGCATCGCCTGCCTTCTCACGAAAGCAGACACCATTTTCAAACGCTCAAGGTTGCGGGCAATATCCGCTGAACAACGAAGAACCTCCGCATGGTTTTCGCCGTATTGTTCGAGCAGTAGCCGCATCTTTTCACCGAATAGAAGCGGATCGGGGATAATATCTATGTCCTTTGCAGCCTCCAACGGGCGTACCCCGTCAGTGATGTCCTCGCCGTGTGGCGCCTCTGGAATGTGCATATTCTCGTCCTTCCTGGCCCGCAACACGGGCCTCTGGGCGGAGACTGCCTTCACCGAAGCAAACGTAGCCCCTGCCGTAACCTCCAAGTGTCCCACTTTGAGACACCGAATCGCCCCGTTACCTAAGCGGCGGGGCCTCGCACGCAGGACGGCAGCGGACTGTACGCCCACCACCGTCCCTATCTAAATGGTTGGGATATACCAGCGGCGGCGAAGCGCAGCACGACGGGGAGGCTCCGCCTCCCGCTGCCGCAGGTACTGCTCCCTCGTCATCGTCCCGTCAGGCATCCACGCAGGTGTCTGCACCCGACCAGACCGAGTCTTCCCATCCGACAGTTTCGACCGCTGCCGAACCCTGCGGGCCTCGTCGAGGCGGCGCCGATGCGCTCGCTTGCATATCCCGCAACGACAGGAGTGATGCTCGTACATCTGGCGCGTCCCATGCTTCAAACGCGCCATGATCCTGGCCTCTCTCTTTCTGCTCGTACACGATCCGCCACCGCATCGGCAACCAGTTGAAGAAACCAATCGCTGTCCGTCAGGACATCGACACGGTGGGTAACCACCTCGTCGACCAGAGCAAGCAGAGCATCGCCGAGACGGCTGGCGTCATCAGAGGTAGTCATGTGTTCTCCTCACTCATGTAACATGGAGTTGGTCAACTCTTTCAACGCATCTAATCCATTAGACGACACTGATGT